CAAAATATGTCGAAGTTATTGCGGGAATACGTCCATCAGAACCGATAATATTTACACCACCGGAACCGTCTACACGGTTTGCGCCAGCAACAAGGCCGGAAGAAATTACAAGACCATACTTATCAAACCTGAAATAGCTTCCCGTATCGTCAGGAGCCGTGTAATATAAAGCCTTTAGACTATTAGTGCTAGACATAACCCAATTATAGGCATATCCTGGGGAAGTATTTGCTTCCCACGAATACCCGGTATTGTGTCCCGTTATCACGTTATCAACGTTTGTATACACGCCATTGGCGATACTGGCCGCGTTGCCTGTGATGTTTACGGGCAAAGGATTAACCAAAGTAAGGGGCGTATATGTCCCTCCGTCTCCGGTGAACTGCGTGGCGTTTACCGTAATAGTAGAGGAAGTGGCCCCGCCACCCCCACCGCCAGCCGTATACTGTTTTGTGCCGTCGGGGAACTTAATAAATCCACCGGGGCCATCTATATAGAACCTAAACGTGTTGTACGTCCCGGTAGAAGCCGCAACGCCTATGCCACCGCTTACCCTCAATACTGCCGTAGAAGTATACAAGTCAAGCCCTTGAAAAGTGCTTGAATACGCTGGAGCGGATAAAAATATAAGCGACAAGAATATTTTTCTCATATTACACACCGCCACCAATGGCGTACCAGCCAGTACCCTGTATCCCGCTAGTGGAAGCATAGCCGGGATAGTAAAGAAGCTGTCCACCGCCAACGTCAGTAGCAACACCGAACCTAACCGTAGTCGGTGAAGCATTGGAGATGATAACAATTTCAGCAAGCGTTCCAATCGCCTGCGTTAAGGACTGTATTGTCGGAGACGACAACGGAGAAAGCACATTGTATGGCACGTTAATGGGAGCTTTAAAGCAACGGCTCAACTGTTCCTGCAACTGCTGTGTTATCATAGTAAGTTTGTCAAAGGCTTTATCAATGCTTGGCCCATCCCATACACCTGTATTGGTAAGCGCAAGGGTCTGCGACAAAGGTTCGGAGCGCAGTATGACAAGCTCCCATCCAGTAGGCAGAGCGTTAACGCCAGTAGCGAGAGGCGCAACACCGCCAGTATTCGGATAAGTTACAGTAAGCGCGCCCACGTTTACGGTGTAATTTGAAGTCAAAAGCGTAACTACTCCGTCATCGTCAACCACGTAAACGTAAATTTCAGACCCCGTGCTATTGGGTAGTAGAGGCATTGTTATACCGAATCCGGTAGTAACATCATCCCCCGCATAAATTATTTTATTTGGTGAATCTGTAAGGCTCATATCTGTCTCCTAAAATAAATAGCCACCCTGTATAGAGTGGCTATTGTTTTCAATTCGCCCTGCGCTTCAATTATAGCAAATGTCTATCTTTCTTTTATTGGCCTGCGTTTTGTAACGTCTGATATCTGAAAGTCCATGTCGTTTATTGCGAAGTCGTAAGCGTTCCAAAACCATACGTTAAACTGGTCAGGATAAGACGGAGTAATGCCGGGAATACCGATAGACATGGCTTTCATTGCGCTTTCGGCCATGGCGGCGGGTTCTCCCTTTTTTATCTTCGGGCCAAGTCTAACCAAATTTTCTATAGCACCGGAAACAGGCGCAGGACGATATCCATAACTCTTTAATCCTAACGCTTGGTCAACGCCTACGTTTATAATATCCCTAGCACCGGGGAAAAACTGAATAGGATCACGGAGCGGGGCAATCCAAAACTTTTTATTTTCATTATCATCATCACCGAAAGGCCCTTTGCCTACAAGTATCGCGCTTAAATATGAGAACATGGCGCGGCTTGCCACAAAGCCAAGGAACGCGGGAGTATTATGTAGCGGGTCTTTTAATTCTGTTTTAACGTTTCGTATCCAGTTCTGATACTCAATATTCCAAAAGCTGTAGAATTTAGTCACAAGCCGTTCAATGTCAGAACCGCGTGTCATTTTGGCTTGGTCGTATTTCCTGCCGCTACCGCTTATTCTATTAATGAGCAAATCCGCATATTCCACGGCCTTATCGCTATTGCCGTGTTCGTTCATCTTTTTTTCGTAGGCTTCAAGCCAAAGCGGAATATTGGTAAGATTATCCGAACCCGCTATAATACCGCCAAGAAAATTATTAAGCGGATTGTCTTTCATATCCGAGAGCGAGTAATCCGGCCTGATAGTCCTATCGCGCATAAACGGGGATAGTGCGAACACCTGCTCTTGCATAGCTTTTTGCGCTTTCCAATTCGTAGTAGCCTTAACCCAATAATTACCCACGCCTTTGCTCAACATACCTTTAGCCACGTCGTAGGCGGTAAACCCTTCTACGGCATTAACAGCAAGGAACGGATTAGCAAGATTCTGTGTAAGTACGGAAACGCGCCCAAGGATAACAGCCGTTGAAATACGGCTGTTTAAATCCCTTACGATACTGCTAGTCGCGTCCTGTGCCAGTTTCTCGGCATTGCCACCAGCCGCTATTGAAGCCGCGTAATTCCTAAAGAAGTTGAGGCCAGTATCCCCCATCTTATTACGGAGAAAATCGCTCATGTCTTTGTTAGACAATATGCGGTTAAAGTCGTGGCATAATGCCCTAAAAGCAAGGTCGTGCGTTACTTCGCCTATATGTCTATCAATTGTAGTAAGGTCAAGGGATACCGAATACTGCGCGTTAGTGCGCTTCTCGGTATGTCCATGCCTTACGCCTTGTTTCCACGCGGGATTAAGGTCAGTATAAAGCGGGTCCGTTGATACCTCGCGCTGTGCGGCAAGGGCAGAGGCGCGAGGATCAGCGCGTAAAGGGAAATAGCCACCGGGAAGATTTATCCTTTCGCCGTCAGCCATAACCTCAAACGCTATAGCCTCAACCTTTACTGGTTTAAATCCCGTCATTTCCTCGCTCAACGAAACAGTGTCGGGCCAAAGTTTACCTATTAAGTCCCATGTGCCCTGCACAAACTGCCAATCTTTTTTAGTGAGATATTTCTGTAACATGGTCATTACAGTTTGCTCATTCCAAGAAGTTGCGCCTTCCATGCCATACGGAATATTCTCAAATAGTTTCTGTCTATTCTCTTTTGCCCCGATATTGAGGGCCATAGCGATAAGGCGTTGCCGTGTCATGCTCTTGCCTATCTCGGGGTAGAACACCTGTTTATCAAACAAGGCTTTCTTCTCTTTTTTGTCGTAAGCCTTCCAGAGTTCTTCCATTCCCTTTTTCATTTCAAGGCGTTTATTGCTTTCGTAGTTAGCCTGTTTGTATTGAGATTTAATGAAAATATCACGGAACGGGCCAGTATCTTTCATGCCGTCAAGTTCATACACCATCGTATCCATGCGCTTAATGCCACCCATGTAGTCATTAGCCCATCTGTCTGCTTTGGCAAATCTTCCCGGCTCTACTTCCCTCGGTCTATCAGCAGGCATAGACCGCTGTCCCTGTGCTATCAGTTCCTCTATAATTATCTTGATAGCCCTACCATCTCCAACCTTAAAGGCGTTGTCTTGAATATTGCCAAGGTGGACGATATGCTTTATGGTGTCGGTTACGTCCAGAAATTCATTAACCGTCAGCTTGCCATATGGCAACACTTTGCTATCGGCAAGTATCCATTCGGGGATAGTTACCAAAGATGAACCGTCTATAACTGTGCCATCCTCGTTAAGCAAGGATAGAGTATTGCCTACGCGCTCGGCCCATCCTCTTATAGTTTCCTCTTTAAGCGCAGGGTTATAATCGTTGCGTTTATAAAAACCATACTTGGAAAGCAAGTCAGCCACTTGATTAAAATTCTTTTCTTCCTTGAATAGTGCCTTATCTTTTAAGGCTATCTTGTGGACTTGGCGCAATACTTTATCAGTATTATCCAATATCCTTATGGATTCAGCGGCAAGCGCATGACTTACCAACTGCTCGCGCTTGGCTTTGGATGCGGCTTCGTAATCCTTTTTAGCCATAGCCTTGCCAACACGTTCAGCGGCCTTGCGCTCAAGGGTATAATACGTCCTGAATTTACCAGCCTCTTTTATGTTCTTGTTGCCGAGGGTTTCAGCCACCATAATCTTGACCGATTCCCATTCCCTTGAAGCGTTGGCCCTACGCTGTGCGGACAGTTCAGCGTTTACGTCTTTATTGAGCCTCATGCCTTCAAGAACCTGGCCCTCTAAAGCAAGTAAGCGGCCCATATTATCGCCAGTATGCAAGGCTTTAAGCGCGTCCTCTTTGAGCGCGGCGGGATCGTTAAGCCTTTCATAAGGCTTCATCTCGGCTTCTATCATCTTGGCAATAGCGGCCTCTTTGGTATCGCTTGCAAGTATCTTCTTGGCAAGTTCATCACCGCTGGAAAAGCCGTTAAGTTCGGCCATTACTTCAAAGTTGTTGGCGCGTTCTTCGGAAAGAGAATTGTCAATAAACTTTTGCGCGTCAGCCCTTACAGGAGCTTCTGTTTCGTGTCCATTGGCCTTGCGTATGCCGTCAATGGCCGTGTAAAGAGGGTCTTGCTCGGTAGCGGTCTTTGCGTTCTGTTCGGCAAGTACGCGCTTCCCGGACAGTTCAACCTGATTGGCTTGCCCCATTTCTTCCATTAAGGGCTTTAAAAGCATTGATTCGGCCATCTGTCGGGCTTTGAGTCCATCACCCTGTAACCCCTCAACCTTGCCCGATTCTGTGCCGATTTCTGCCCTTGCCTGCTCTATGGCTTCTTTGCTTGCAAGCATACGGTCAAACACGCCACGGATTTCAGGCGTTATTTCAATGCCGAGTTTGTTCTTAACGCCGTCATAGACTTTCATCATCCATGACTTTAGTTTTTCAAAAGTGGTCATTAACTCAACACTAGGGGCCTTGCCCTCCATGATATACTTTTCAAAGGACTGCGCAAACTTCTCATGCTGTGCCGTGGACAATGCCTCGCCTGTCTTATGGCCTAGATATTCCTGTGTCAGTTTCCAATCAGCAAGATATGCTTCATCGGCCTTTCCCGTCTTTACAAAATCGTGTATTCCCTCTAGCCAATGGTGAGAGAGTTCATGCAAGAGGCTTGAAGCGTTTGCCCCTTTGAACATATTTATAACCGCGCCCTGTTCGGTTTTGGTGTATGAGGCTAAAGGGTCTTTGCCGCCCTGATAATGCTTCTTGATTATCTCTATGGCGTTTTCGTCAAAAACGACGTAGTTATGGTTTCCTGTACCCTTGCCACGGCTTGTTGCGTCAAGGTATTTTAACCCTTGTATACCAATAGATTCTAAATACTTGCTTGCATTTTCGGCGGAACCAAGTTTACTTATTAATCTTTCGTAGAATAAATTAGCTCCGCTTAAATAACTTGAAAATTTTTCTTTAGCTTTTTCCAAAGTCTTAAAAGTTCCACCACCGCCTACAGTTATTTCATATCCTGATATTTCATACTTTCCTGTTTTGTGGTTGAAATCATACTTTGTTTCAATCTGACCGCCATTATCCGCTTTGTAAATACCATCATTTGGGGTAATACCCTGTGTAAACTTTACTTTCCTATTAGACGTGTCTATATTTTCTTTTTCCAATATAGATTTGATAAAATCATTCTGTTCGCTTAACGGCTTATCCCAATCCAGCATCTTGTCGCTGTCGGGTATTTCGACTTCGTATAATTGCCCCTTCTTTTCTTCCATTCTCACGGTTGTTAATTTTTGGGCTTCCTTTATTCTGTTTTGCAATTTATCGTATTCTTCTGGGTCGTCAGTCTTATCTACTGATTCGAGTTCTCTTTCTGCATCCCTGATAATCCTTTCGCCAGATGCTACGATGTCATCATCTGTAAAACTCCCATCCATCTGTGCCGATTTTTGTACGCTTAAAACATACTCGTCGGTAAAGTCGTAATTATCTAAATGGGTATCACCTATATACAGATTCCTTTCTGTCACTTCCGACAATTTATTTTTGTAATACTCCGCCACCACTTTATCCCCGGCAAAGTAAAGCCCGTATCCGTAAGCCTGTGCGCCCTCGCCAGTGCCTATGGCGTGGAGCGAGAACTTCTCAAAGTCGTGAGGGGAGCCGTGCCATGCGGACTGATACAGTTCCTTTCCAAAAGAAGCGGCGGGGGATTGGAACTTTGGACCAATAACAGGATTACGTTTATTCCATTCATCCAATGCAATTTTACGCGCCTTTGGTTCTAATTTGGAAATAGCAACAAGTTCCCCATGTTCTTTTTGTAGGCGTATATTTTCTTCTTTGGGAGTTTCCACTCTTGCCATAGTTACAGGAGAATCAGGCCCAAAGAATTTAGGCTTGTCCTCATTGTAAAGCGTAAGCGCGTCCACGCCACGCTTGCCAGCCTCGGTAATATATCGGTCTGCTACAACCTTGGAAACAAGGTCAACGCTAGATTTTGCGCCACGGCCTTTTACGCCTTGCATAGCGGGACGGGCGATATCCGAGAAGTCCTTCGATATTGTGTCGTGAACGGACTGTAAAGCGGGATTGTCTTTGATTGCCTTATCGGATTCGCCTGCCATTTCTTTAACAGTCTGCGCTATTTCTTTCTGTTCCTCTGCCAGTTCGTTTATGCTCTTGGCTTCGGGGTCTACTGTGATATCGTTCATCAAGGCGGGGCGGTGCGCGTCCATATCCTTGCCTATAAACGCGCTTTGTTTAATTTCAATCTTGCCAACTCCTAACTTTTTGGCCTCGGTGTATTCTTTCAATGCGCCTAATTCTGTAGCCGCCTGTATGGGGTCAATGTTCTGCGATTGGAAATAGGTATCAAAGGCTTTAGGCGTTATGTGAACTGGAACAGCTTGCGCGTCTACCAATTCGTTAGCGGTGTCTTTTGCCCTTGTAGTGAGTTTAGAGGCCGCGTATGTTTCAGCGGACTTCTCGATGTACTCTTTGGTTAATTCTGCCCTTTGGTGTTCGCCTACCTTATTGTAAATATCGATAGTACCGGACATACCGCCACCAACAACGGCCCCCAATATGGCACTCTCCCACACGCCTGACATTTTGTCCTGTTCTTCGCCATATACGTTGCTTATAACTTGCTGGCTACCCTCTTGTATGCCCTCCGCGCTTGCGGCCTTGCCTATGCCCTTTACCGCTTGTTTAACAGCACTTCCCTGTGATAGTACGGATTTACCTTTAGGCAGTATCTTGCTAAACAATCCACCAGCATAGTTAAGGCCAGTATTGAGTACCATGTTGGCCGAGAATGTTTTAGAGGCGGCGGCAAGAGCCTCGTTATCTGTCTTGCCTTTAGCCAACATTGATTCGTGGACGGCTCCGGCTTCTATTGCCGATTCAAAAGTGGCAGACAGCCCAGCTCCGGTAAGAGCCGCAAGCCGAGGCATAGCGGATAATGCCATAGTGCCCTTTGCTATCCCAAGTCCAGGAATGAAAAAGGTTGCGCTTGAAGTGGCCGCGCTTACAAGTTTGTCCGTGAAAGTTGGGTCTTTTATTCCGTAATACTCAACCATCTTTTTGCCATAATCTGCTATGTTTCTGCCTGCGACATTTCCTAAATCGCTTATGCTTTTAAGCCCCTCATCCTCACTCCATCCCCCCGGCTCTGTGCCTAAACCGAGTAAGCCACTAGCGGTAGATATCGCGCCGCCAATGCCTTGCACCATGCCACCAACCGCGCCGCCCATAGACTTGAACTTGTTTTTAAACGTGCTATGAGTATCCTCAATAGCGGTAAGGTTCTCTAAATCGTCATGGGCTATCACCATATTAGCGGGAACAGCGGCCCATTTTGCTGTGCCGGGATACTTGTCATCTATATTTTTCCAAAATTCAGGGCTATACGTGGTTGCCTGTTTTACTTTGTCAATATTTGCGGCAACCATTGGCGGCGGCGCGTCTACCCTCTTGGATAGCGTTTGTATCTGCGCGGCTTGATCTGGATTATCACCAGCTACTTTCATATAAGAAAGTTTAGTCGGGCTTTGTTTGTCCGGCAGATTAAGGTCAGGTAATATGAAATTGTCTTCCATTAATAGTTACCATCGGGGAACTTGGCGATAACCGCCGCCCTATTGGCAGGAGTATCTCGTTCGCCGTGTTTTAGCAAAGACTTACTAGCGTTGTCTAAGGCAAAGGCTTTTGCTATATCCATAGAGCGTTGTTTTTCTAGTTCAACCTTGTAGCCTCTATAATCATCATTTTGCCACCAATGCGCTGTAGGTATTTCCACCATCTCCATTAAATCAATCCCTTTTTTGTAAAGCTGTTCGGGGCTACCGGATTTAATGGCCTCCTGGTTAATCACGTACATGAACTCTTGTTCTTCCTGTTTTGTTTTAAACTTTTCTGCGGCTTTGAGTTTTAAACCATCTACCGATATTTTCATAGCAGGAGATAGCTTCCCCCCGCCTTCGCTACTATTGTTTTTACGTAGTCTTTCGCTCAATGATTCCGCGTCGGACTGTGTTATAACCCCCGCGTCGAATTTGGTATCAATATCGGTCTGCTTAACTGTACCTGATTCTATGCCGTCAGCAAGACTGTTATACGTGCGATAATCCGTAACAGCATAAGCCTTACGCGCAACAGAACGCAATTCCGATTTTATGTTTTCATCATTGTGGTTAAATTTAGGGTTATCCGCATACTTAGATATTACATCGTTTAATCCCATGCCGGAAGATTTGGCAGTTAAGACAATATTTGAAAATTCATTCTTTAAGTTTTCAGTATGTATGTCTTGGATAATAGCCCTGTCTTTAAGAGATAAATCAAACTTCCCGGATGAAAGTATGGCCCCCGCGTTATTTGGATTAGCCTTAACCGATTCGATAGCAAACCGCCCATCCACCTTTTGCAACTCCTGTTTAACCGTAGCAGGGTCATTAAGCCCCTTGCGCTTAAGCATATCGGCAGTTTCAGAACGTGCCTTACCAAGAAGCGCAGTCATGTCCGATTCATGTTTCTTTTGTGCCGTAGGATCGGTTATTTTCGTTCCGTAGGCCATAGCATATGTCTGCGCGGAAGTAACTACGTTTGAGGCCGTGGCTTGTTCGTCCGCTATGTTAGACTGTTCAATCTCGTGGCTGATAACATTGTTACGCCAAAGGTTTGCGTGTGTATCGGCTATGCGGTTATAAAGTTCCCTAGCTCTAGGTTGTAAGTCTTTCCCATACTTATCTTTCAAATCGGATATGGACTTGTCGTAAACAATAGTCGCGCCTTTGGCGTTCGCGCCTTTTAGGGATAATACACCATTAAGCAATACGGTATCTTGCGCGTCTTTAGCGAACTTAGTAGCTTCATCGTTAGCGGCTTGTTCTTCCTCGTGATTTCGCTGTGCAAGTAAGTGGCTAGATAAAGCGTCAGTAGCGGCCCCAACGGTGCGCCCAAGGCCGGAAATAGCCTCCCCAATATTAGCACCCGAAGCGGCGGCAGTCATGGGCTGTAACGCCACGTTTGGGGTCTGGCTTGCGTTTATGCCTACTTCTCGTTTAGCGATTGGTACTTGCATAATTATTTAATTGTCCACGATTTCCACGTATTAGCGGCACTTGTCCCGCCACCAAGTATAGATGACATGGCTTGTAATTTACTAGCCGCTTTAGCGTTTTTCCCCGCCACTTTATAACCAGCGGCCTGTGTCCGATAATTAAAGGCTTCGGTATCGGCCCCTATCTTAATATTTTTCATTTCGGTGTCAGCATTATATCGTAAAGCCATTTCGTCAAGATTGGTTTTAGTCTCGGTATCAGATACTATCTGTTCGGCAGTCTTTGACCCTACACCAGCCCCGGATACAAGAGACGCTTTCTGTGAGCCTATAGTCTCGCGCTCTTTGGTATGAATATCCTTTACACCTTGGAATTCCTGTGCCCCGACAGCGTGGATATCGGATTCGCCTTTGGCCTCTGAAAGTTTGGCGTTCTGTTCAGAAAGTCCGGCAAGGTAGTTGTAATACTTGCTTTCAGACTTACCTGATTGGTTCGCACCATAGGCACTAAGTAGGCCACCTGCTAATGATGCTCCTGCCATTACTGCGCCCATATTATGCGCTCCTTTCAAAAATGAAATTGTTAAACTCTACGCCGTCTTTGAGCTTATACGGCTCACTCTTTTCCGCGCCTAGCCATTCAAGCCATCTATGTGTTTTGGCGTATCTCCCGTCAACCTGTGCAATCAGAATCGGGTACATCTTTAAGAAGCATTTTACCATTATTAAACTGTACTGACAAAAGGACTTTTTAACTAATTCTATGTCTTTAGTCCCAAGTAGCCATATACGCGCTTTATCTCCTAAAATTGTTACAGGGCATATGCCAAACATGGCTATCGGTTTCCCGTTGTTTTCAAGGGTGAATCGGAGCGTAGAGGCATTGTAAGATTCGGATAATGCGCTCTTTGTGTTCTTATACCCCTGCGCTAGGACTTCGATAGTATCCTCATGGCGTAGATTGTCGGACACGGTGTTTATGTCTGATTCAATGGACTTACGGAGTAATGCACCCATTTAATTATCTCCTATGGAAATTTGAGGTGTAAACGATGTTATACAGAATGGAAGCGGATCAACCTGACGGAAAAATATAGAACTACCAAAGTCATAGCCACCGTTAGGGGTGAATAGGTAATCCCTTGTTTTCAACGGAGTAGGGCCGCTCATGATATCACCTGGCTCGCGTTGTGGTATTTCGTCAAGGCCGGATATAGATGTACTGCTGGTAATAGATTTATTCTGCGACGTTATGCCGACATACCCACCCCTTGAATTCCAAAAGCGTATATTTATTTTGGGGATAGCCGTCTTTCTCCCCTGCGTAGTTCCCTTGTTGTCAGCTTGCTCTATACGAAGGGTTTCCATATCGGCCACATAGGGCAATCCCACATGTACAATAGTGGCCGCTACGGGCAAGGTAATGGCCCCGCTCGCTACGGTAAGATCTTTAACTACGTTGCCATCGGCAAGAACGTTCACCACTTTGCCCTCTAAATGAGAAAGCCCTGATACCGTAGTACCGCTGGACGTGGTAGTTATGGCGCAATCCAACATCATGTAATTCTTGATATCGGTTCCCATGTCGCGTTTTGCAAGGCGTTCAATGTAGCGAGTGCCGCCACGGTTTACCACAAACCAAACCTCGTTTATTCCAAGCGTAGGATTGGGGATAACGGCTACGCTTTCAAACAGCCCATCGGTGTCATGGTGCGTCCATGCGATAACGTCTTGCTCTCGCATATAAGTCATAGAAAGCAAAACACCATCATCACGAACAGCCCATACAATACTATCGGGCTCCTGCTGATATGCCATTTCTACTATATGGTTATCGGTTAACAAGTGTTGGGACAATACGCTTATGTTATCACCCATAAACCCATTGACAGAGAACTGATAAATAAGGTTGCGGACAACACTTCCAAGCGGCTCAACGTAAATTATTTCATTGCCAACTAAGGCGGGCGTTACATTGCTGGACCCTCTATGGCCTTGGCAAACCTGTTCCACCGACGAAGGCGTAAAAGGGCCAGTAGAAGAAATACTAAAATCAGCGTCGGACGTGTTGATAACAAGACCCTGCAACGCAGTCATATTCTTTACTACGTTAAGTGTGCGTGAAGGCAATACGGTTGAAATAGAATCGCTGTCTACAATCGGATCGCTTATCCCGAAATTAGTGTAGTCTCCTGTCTGGCTGTCCCATGTAGTCAAAGGCTCTGATATGGTAGACGCGCCGCTTAACCTATCCTGAAAGAAAGCTACGCAAGCGGGCCATCCCCTATACGTAGACCATGACCCTTCGGCCCATTGGTATAATGCGGCGGTGCTGGCTAATCCAATGCCTACGCCTTGCTCTGATAAAATAGTAGCGGTTGCAACATTAGTGTTGGTTATGGAATTAATCTTAACTATGCCTTTCCAGTCAAAGGTATCACTTGTAAGCGTTATGGTTAAAGTCCCATACCACGTGAGAGTGGAGCCTTGCGCTACACGGATAAGACATTGAGACGCGCCAGTATCTCCCGACGTATCATAATTTGAAGCAAGTATAGTCCCGTTACCGCCAGAAGATAATGAGCGCAAATCGTTCCAAGTAGACCCATTGTCGGTAGACATTTGCACGATTATAGAGCCGCCCCATGTTCCGGTAGTGATAAGCCGCCAAGTGTTACCGCATTTTATAGCAGTAGAATTATGCGCGGAAGCTGTAAAGGTTGCGTCCGTAACTGTCTGCGCGGGAATGGTTTCAACCATCTGAAACAATGCGCCCTCATGCCCTGTTGCGAACAAGGGGAAATTAGCCGTTAGAGTTATAAGACCCTGCGAGGAAGCTGTGCCCGCCCCAGGTGTATACGATGAAATCCCGTTGAAATATATTCTGACTGCGGTCCTATAATTGCATAGGTAAAACGACGTGCTGTCAACAACCTCAATATTAAATTTCTTCCCATTCAACTGTGTAGCCAATGCGCCATCAAGGGAAGCAATAACCACAACATCACCAGTAGACAAACCATGTGCCGTAGATGTCGCAAGTTTAACGTATGACGTGGTATTAACTACTCCCGGTACGCTCTCATTGGCTATCACCGTGCTTATCGTATGGGAAACGTTATATACAATCGTGCTACCGCTGGGAGTTATGGTGCGGTAAATATCTGTATTGGAAAGCATAAAGGGGCCATTCTTGAAAGGGAAATCTCCTATGGTCCATGAGTTATTAGAAATTCGTATTAACTGCTGTGGCTTATGCGCTGGATGGAAAAGAAACAGATAATCAGCAGACTGTGAGTATTTTATATCAAACAATTCAGTTCCAAGATAGGGGCTTGCTATCTGGTAATAATCGGCAAGAACCCATTTTGTAGGGTCAGACCCGGGGAAGTTAAACTCCGAGGATACGTCGTGCAAAATGCAACTCCATACATGACCGCCGTATGTAACATAATCGCCGGGGTAATAACTTGTTGGGTAAGTCCACGCGGAAGCCGTGCCAGTAACAGGTGCGCCATCTTTAAAGAATCGAATGTACCCCTCTCCGAATTCCAAATTATAGGCTTGATCGTTGGAGTAAACAAAAGGGATATTCCTAACTTTGTGAGTTGAATCTCCGGAGGGAGCGACGTAGTAAGTACCGGGTCTATTGCGCCCACCACCATGCGCGAGTATGTTTACGTTACGCGCCGTTTTCAATCCAGTCTGGTACTTAGCGATATCCACACGTGAGTAAAGGCCGGGAGATATCTCTCCTGACGCAAAAGAGGGCTGTATCTTATGAACAATAGCCGACATAGGTTAATCCCTTACGGCTTCATAGTTTGACTGTCGCGGAGCCATCTCTGTGCCTTCCCCGCCATTCTTGCGCTTGGCTTCTTCAAGGCACTTCTTGGATTCAGCGGCTACATACTGTTGCATTTCCATATCACACGAAAGAGGGATGCAAAGTTCTTCGGCAAGGCCCCATGAAATAGAATCCTGAAACATATCATCAAACTGGCTTTCGTCGGTTATATCGGCAGTTATTTCCGCTGACACATTAGGGAGATTGCACCCCACGGCTATAACGTCTGTGCGCGGTGATCGGCATATCTCAAATAGGTTTATCTTAGCCGACCTGTCCGCTAAAGACCTATCATTAAACGGCGTAATGTTGTAGAACATTTCAGCATTAAATATTTTGCGAAGCCTTGCACAACCAGCCGGATAGGCATAAGTGTAAAGCCAGCCGGGTATATAATCCTGTTTGCTTAAATCTGCGGGATACAATTGCGCTTGCTCCACCGTTCCCAAAAGGTTAAGCAATATCTTCTTTGTAGCAAACCGCCAATCACAAGCCCGAAGCGTTGACTTCCGAACGCAATCATAAAATAGATTAGCCTGACGTGCTGGCTCACATACCTGGTCTAGGGACGTGATGTTTGCTACCTTAATGTGGCTTAACGCTTTATTTATGATTGTAATTTTGGTGTTTCCTGCGTCCATAGCGTCCTTATTTGTTTTCCATCTTCGCGTTCATTACGGCTTTGAGGATAATCGCACCAGTCGTAGGTCCGGCAACGTTTAGTCGCAAATAGCGATAGTTCACATCGGAGAAATCCCAATTGGAATACGAAGCGACGGCCGTCGTGCTAATGCTAACGCTGGAAGTGTTAACGCTGAAATAATTAACATTGTCGTTTGATTCCTGCCAGTAAATGCCAGGGGTTCCGGTTATAGCAAGAGGCGCAAGCGTGTACGTGGCCGCAGTCGCATTAGCGTGCTGATTGGTCAGATTAATGTATGAACCCGATATAGCAAGCGCGGAAGTGGTGGAAAGATAGACATTATTGCTATCTATAGGCAAAGCGTAATAAGTGGTTCCGGTAAGTATTCCGCTTATGGCCGGAGTGCCGCTATAAAGCAAGGGCAATCCAAGAGTAAATCCATGAGAGGGTACATTTATAATATCTGTGGCCGCGCTGTAATACGCACCAGTACCGCCAGTCATGTTCGCGCCTGATATAGATAGTAGAGCCGCGCTAGACGTAGCCAAAGGGAAGTTCCCGCCAACAAGGGTAGAGGTTGCGTATACTACCGAACCAATCGCCTGCGCCGAAATAATGGCCGCAGTCTGCGTGTTCCCATTAATAGCCGCCGCCAGATTGGTAGCGGTTTCAGTAGGAAGCGCAACGGCATAATCAGTCCCGGCTATAAACGATATACGGTTGATTGTCAGTATGGTTCCCGCAAGTGCTGTAGTAGATACAACGGTTATATTCCCGGTAGATACCGAGCCATCAGTAAACGTACTGGCCGCAAAGGTTGCAGTCCCATACGAAACAACGGCAGACACTCTATCAGCGTCGTACTGCGCTAGGTCAAGCGTGTAAGTCGTACTGTATGCAAGTCCCGTTTCGTTTGCAAGCGTTCCGTTATAAGAACGCGGTGAGGCTTTAGCCATACCCGCCATAGCCATAGAAGCCATAACCATCACCAAGCTAACCGCTGAAATTATACGTTTCATTTATGTTCTCCTGTGGCTAAAAAAGGGGCGAGGCACTTACCCCGCCCCTTATGTTTATTTACCGCCCTGTGAAACCAAGGTGAAATCCTTGGGAGTAGAACCGATACGCGGATCACCATCATCGAGGTCCCTCAACTGTTCAGTAGTAAGGGAAGTGGGGAAAACAACATCACAATCAAGCCTGATACATTTATTGAGACGCTGTTTGAAAGCGGCAGACGGAGAAAGAGTTATATCCTGTCCGGCTTCAAGCTGTACGCCTTCAACATAACACCGCAGTTCCGCTACGAATTTTACCCAACGATGTTTATAATCTCTGAAATCGTTGTCGGTCATGGTCGTAGCACTTTTGGCTATAGTTTCTGTAGCGGTCATGTTTGCAGTATCGGTATCAGTTTTGGTCCCATTTTTCTTCGCGTCGCGCTGTTCTTTAGTATAACCCATTTGAGTTTTCTCCTATTCGTTTTTGATATCCTTGGCCCCCTAAACTACGAGGGCCAAGGTATATTATACTAAACTCTTACGAGTCGAGTATGCCGGTAACAGCCACGCCGGAAGCGTGATTCATAGCCCCGGTAGGTTCAGTTACAGTCTGCGTATCGCTCCGCATGAACAGGTCCTGCATATCCGTGTCCAGGCAGAGGAACGACTGAATGGCCCCGGCAGTAGCGGCCTCACCAGCCACGCGATAGGCAACGCGAATGTACCGCTTCTTTATCTGCGGCATACGAACCGCAAGCAGTATCTTGTTGTCAGTCGCAAGGTCAGCTTTCACGTATACGGGGCTAACAAGCACGTCCGTATAGGTAGAGTTATCTACCGATTCCTGCAAGACCACCTGCAAGGTTATAGTAGTGCTGGCCGAAGTGAACGCCGTAGTAACACGAGACACCAAGAAGGGGTTAACATAAGCCCCACCGTTGGCAACCGTGCTATAAGACGCACCATTAACGCCGCAGTCAATGGCATAGGTAGACGGGTTGTCCGTTACCGTAAATCCAATAGCCGCGTAAGCGTCTCCAAGTGCAAGATCACTAAACGTATTCTTTCCATCCATTATCGCCATATTCTATTTTCTCCTTGTATGGTTACGGCCTGATTACGATGTATGCAAGCACACATCCACCAGAGCCGGGGTCAGTATTCACGGTAAGCGTGAATGAAGTCGCGTTCGAAATGGCAGTACCCACCAGATAGCAGGCATTGGTCCCTTTCGTAAGCGGCGAGGCGATTATAATATCACCCGTCTTAATGGAAGCGTCGGTAACTACAATGGCGGTCTGTCCGCTGGCTACAGTCGCAGTCCCGTACTTCTGGAAGCGCGAAGCCAGATAGCCAGCTATGCCATTTTTCATTTCCCGACCTTTCAGGAACGTGAATTTACCCAACGCCATATTAGCTCACCGCCGATTCGGTATTCATAATAGCGTCGCAACGATGGATAGGAATACCCATGAGTTTAGTCATGGTCTTGCCATCTCCAAGGTCCTCGTATTTGAGGAAGGCGTTGAACTTGTTCATAGCCTTAACTTCAAGATACGTTTTCACTACGCGATTGCAATACCAAGCCGCTTTACCAGCATTGAGGAACTGTATATAGTTAACGGCCTCGATAGCCTTTTTAACTATGTTCGGAGAGGTATCGGTATCGTCGGACGCGGTTTTAAGGGCGCGAACGTCGATGTTAGCGATACGCACCGCCTGCCGCCAGTCACGAACGCAGAGGCCCATCTTAGCCTTGTACTGGTCAACCCAAGCCCAATACTGCGCGCCAGTACCCCGGCCATCGTCAATAAGCCATTTGCCTTTATCCTCATGATAAATGCCAGCGCGAGTACCCTTGGGGTAGAACGTATGGATGGACTGCTCCCCCCACACGACAAGCCAAAGGCTGGTGTTATAACCACCAGACGGAGTACCGTAAGTACCGCCCTCGGAAGCGTCAAACACGTTGCGCCCGCTATCGGGAAGCGTAGTGGACGGATTCACAAGCGCGTCAGGGTTAGCCTGGTAAGCCGCGTTCAACTGCTGGAAGTACGCGGACAGTCCAGTAAACCTATCGGGGTTAACGCGCACATCACCGTAGAACATGGTAGAGGCAAGGGTCTGGCTAAAGGATTCCATGAACGGAGAAACCTCGGACAGACGGAAAGCCGCACCATCGGGGGCGAGTTCAACAAGTTCCTCATCCACTTTCCCCATACCTTCGAGGATACCAGCGGTAACAGTTACCTGTTTCGTGGTGGACTTAGAGGGCTGAACGCCCACGTTAATGCTACGCCACGCTATCTGCGGCAGGCCGGTACGCATGGTAGTCACATGACCAGTCTGCGTGTTGCCCTCCATAGATACCGCGTCGTCAACTATACTGTTAACACGCGCCAGCATTTCGACTATCCGGGCTATTTTGCCATCGGGATCGGTGCGCTTAGCGTGGTCAAGCAGTGTAAGATTCTGATTGCCAATTGCAGTGCTCATTTTTTATTCTCCTTTTTAATTAACCGCTATTTCTTCATCTTCGGATAAAACACGTCTGCGTCGCTTGCTTTCTCGTTTACGCGCATACCGTCGTTAGGATTTTCTTCTTTAATGGCATGACCAACCTTGTTAAAGTACTTCACAAGTTCGGGATGATTCCCGAGGCCAGTTTCATTAAGCATTGCGCGTAATTCCGGGGACCCGAAGCGGTTAACTGCTTGAGCCGCAATGCCGAACTCTTCTTTAGACTTTGCACCATACAACGCGGTAGATTCCTGTTTCCAAGTTTCTACCTGTTGCTGGAAGTTTGCAAGAGTAGTATCGGTATACGATTTAGCACTTTCCGCTTGAAGAGCAACCAACTTCTGCGCTTGTTCCTGCGAGAGGCCCAAAGCCTTGAATTCCGCAGTAGCTTTTTCAAGCAACGCGGGTTCAATCTTTACGCCTTCCGGCAGAATGAAGTCAGTATACTTTTCAGGCGCACCCTGTTTAACTTCTTCTTTCTTTTCTTCTTTGGGCTTTCCATCTTCTCCCAAAATCGTAGTGTTGTCTTTTACTTCCGGTTTGGCCTCCGGCTTAACCTCGGACTTTGCTTCCGGCTGTACAATGGGTTTAACTTCCGCATTTACTTCCGGTTTCACTTCGGACTTTACCTCGGCATTAGCTACAATATCAGTTAGCATGTTTTTCTTGCTCCTTGCGTTTTCGCTCTTGTTCTGTTTTAGCGTCCGACTGGTGTTCGTTTATCATTTGCAGATACGCGCCATTATCGGCATCTAAAATCATTTTAAGTAGTTCCAGTCCAGCCGACCGCCTACCCTCATTAAAGTCAGATATCCTTGCGCTAGTGGGGTCAAACGATTGCTGATAAGGCCCGCAAAATTCAAGTATTCTATAAAGGGTGCGGCGTACCTCAACAATCTTTAAAATCTGCTGTACGTCTCCACGGTCTTTTACTTTCTTGCGGCGTTCTTCGTCTTTCTGTTCAAGCACTTCGCGCTCCGCATCGTCCAAGTGGGCGTACTTCTCGTAATCAATCGCGCTACGTTCGGCTTCCTGTAACGCTTTGGAAAGGTCTTCGGGTTTAACGGGTTGCATTACTGCTGGCCTCCTTGTGCGCCTATAATGGCCTCTAGCGCGTTCTGCTCTCCTACCTTGGCTTGGCTAAGGGTCTTTGCACTTTCAGCCATCTGCGCGGCCTGTGCCTGTTGTTGCATGGTCTGCTGTTGATGTGCCCTATCAGCGCGCATCTTGGCTACTTCGTCTTTGGACCTGATAATTCTTTGTGGGGTGCCTATCATATTGGCATGTTCCCGTATTGCTTCGTCGGGATTATAATTGTCAACGGCTTCGGGGAATACCTGTGCTAAACCACCCACAAATTGAGCCTCCTGCTCTATAGATACCGCACCTATGCTACGCTGTGCTGCCGCAAGGACTGAAACGTATTCAACCTTAAGAGGCATACCCTCTATTTCAGGAGGCGGAGGCGGTATCAGATTGTTACGCAAAGCTATTGCAAAAGTCCTGTCAATAGCAGGAGAAAGCAAATCGTCTTGTATGCGGCCAAGAACAGGGCCAAGCAAGCTAAATTTCTCGCTATGCTTTTCTTCAACTTCACGCGCCGTAATATCCTTACGGTCAGATTCAATCATCATCTGAAATAGATCGGCGTAGAAGCGAGAAGCTATCTGCCTTTTCTTTGACTGTATCTTGGATTCAAGAGCATTGATATCTGGATTAACCTGATATGCGGCACGAACCCCGGCATTAGGGGTCTGTGCATTGGAGCGCGTAATACCGCCAGGGAGAGTATTAACCGTTCCCTCTACCGAAGCATCAACCTGTAATGGCGGGTCAGCCATCTTGTTAATACCGAGCAGGCTATCTTTCTCCATTCGGTAAAGGCTCTTAATATCGCCAAGGGCATACCAGCCGGGGCCAACTCCGTATACATCGGCAGTTGTAGTCATTTCCCAACGAGGGGCCATTATTGGAAACTCGTTATAACCGGATATCCGTAATGCGCGAGTGGAGACGGCTTGCGCTTCCCACGTTACAGACCGGAACTCCTTACCACGGTAATCAGCAAGGTCGTCAACCTTGTTAGTGTTGGGCTCACAAAGCGTATAAATCAAAACGTAGGTATCCCGCATACCAGACTTATAGCCATTCTTAACCATGTCCGAGCAATTCTCCCATCCGAACTCGCTCACAACTTGGTCAATGGTCATCCAGTATTGCCTAGCAAACGAATTAACGCGGCCTACGAAATCAGTACCAAGATAATATTCCCCTATGGTGTAGGAACGGCAACGAATTACGGTATCGTAATCCTCATAGATGCCAAACGCGCCAGTACCGAACATTCCGAGTTCTTCGTAAATCTGCTGGCAAGAAGCATAAAAATTGGACTTGCTAAATATGGTCGAGATTATTTTCTGCACGTCATCAAGCCATATCCTAGCGGCCTCGGATTCGGTAGCCATGGGGTCTTGTAACCCAAGACGGAACCACGGGCTAGACGGACTAGTAAGGCCGCTAGACATACCAGCGGCCATAGTGCGGGCATAATGCGCGGGGTCTCCGTCCATGATAAGACGGTAGTCATACTGCGCGTTGTAGTTGGGGACAAACCCCTCAAAGTGGCCGCGCTTAGGATTTATATATCGGGACAGATCACGCCAATGCCGATACCATTTCGACATAGCTTCCAACCGCATCATAGACCAGCGTTGCTGAAAAGGCTGTAAGTCTATAGGAGGGAATTGCTTTATCCCATCTTTAGATATCGGTTCCATAGTGCCGCCAGTTGCGCCACCGAACCGACTATCTGGAATATTATTTGAGAGTATTGGCATAAAAAAACCAGCCCCGATTGCTCGGTAGCTGGCTATCTGTTTTCGATTCGCCTAAATTCTAGCTATGTTTTACTGCTTGTTTTATTTCGCTCATTACAATTTTTGAATCCTTAATTATGAAAACTATCTCGCCCCACTTAAGTAAATCTGCGGCAGGCTTTAACGCCTTGCCTACAATTTCAGACCTTAATATTTCTTCAAGTTTGTTCATTATCCTAGTTTAGTTTTAAGACCAGACTGTGACGTAAGACTACCCGCGTTGGTCATTGTCGCACCAAGGCCAAGACGCAAACCGGATAACTGTTTTAGCTTCTTAGCCTGGTAATCTTCGGCGGCTATTTCTTTTGGTTGCTGTGCAATCTGCGTCTGTAAATCTGCGGCTTGTTTTGCCGATTCTTCCGAAGCCTTGCGCGTAGCGTCAGCCGCGTCTTTTGTGGCCTGTCTCTGTGCGGCAATAGTCCCTGATATTCCAAGGGTTGCTATATTTAAAACATTCTTTAACGGTTTAGCGCCCATATGTGATATTATACATTATTTGAAATCTTTGTCAACACCCCTCAAATAATTGTTGGCCGCTTTGAGCGCGGCGTTCTGCTCCTCTAAGCCTATTACGTAGGGCGAGGTCCTATCAACAACGTGGACGGTAATTATACGAGGCATACACCCCGAGAGGGTTAAACAGAAAAGAATGGCGTATATTATTTTCATTATCTCACCCCACAAAAATAAGCACCCAAGTATACAATTGTGAAAAACGTAACTGATATAAAAACACAAGCACACATCTCACCCACATCACCCGCGTCTATGTTTGGAAGTTTGTTCGCTATCGTCCTAAATACGTCTTTGAATCCATCGGCGAAGTCTTTGAGTTTTCTCATAATGGCATTCTCCTTTCTTCTGGCTCTACTCCCTCAACGGGGTTATAGTCTCTTGGTGATCCGTACTCTTGCGCCTTGCGTATTTTAAGTCCGCCTATACCTACGTTGCGCGGCTTATCCGGCATAGCGTATGTAAGAGCGTAAGCGTCGCATTCATCGGGGCTACACTTTATTATAGCTTTTACTTGCTCTTTTTCGATAACTCTTTTTTTACCGTTCTGAAAGAAATAAGACAATGCCGTCATTTCTTTCTTAAGCTGTGGAGATTTAGGCAGTCCCGCGCCACGCTTAACAGCCTCGCAGAATTCGCAAAGCATTTGCGAGCGCATATTGAAATACTTGGGGTTAGTGGCCGCTGAACTGAAATTAATTGATAGCGGCTTGTACTTGGCTAGTTTAAGCGCGTCCTCGGGGCTTGCGCCCCATCCACCTGTACCATCAAGTAGTATCATGTCCGCGCCGCCCCACTCCGTATCCACCGTAGCCACGGCCCCGGCTATTTGTGGCCCGTCAGCGTTGCGGAGCGTTACCGGAGCGAAATGCGCTATCCCCTGCCGCCTTGCTATAACAGACCTATCATCACCAAAACGCGCACAATCAACGCCTATGCGCTTTTCAGCGAAGTTAACCATGTTGTCGGTTATGATACGGTTCATTGCCGCTTCGACTTCATCAGGGCTTATCAGCGCGTTAATGGCCTGCGGGGGGAATTGGCCTAGGATATACGCCATTACCCAGGGATCGGTACGGCCATATAGCGCAATCTGTTCCCGCGCCCATTCGATTTTAATACGCGGCGAACGGTTGGGGTCATCAGGATCGCCAGTAATCGAAAGCGAAAACCATCTATCGGCCTGCGTAGAGCAAGCCGCGTAAAGCATACCGCCCATGCTGGTAGGATTTCCGGCTTGTACAATCTTCCCCCACTTGCAAGATGACAACGCCTGTTCAGCGGACTTCAACACCTGTAACGGGATATCGCCGCTTTCGTCAATCAGGAACAGCACATAGTCGCTGTGGATACCTGACAACGTGCGGCCCTGTTCGTCCTCATTGGCTGTCTTAGGCCAGCTACGCGCCGAAAGAAACCACGTCTCGGGATGGTCGTTAGCGAATATGCGCGAACCTGTCCAAGTGAAAGCGGCTTTAAGATATTCGCTTTTTCCTTGCCACTTTGAAAACTCCGGCCAGAGATTATCTTTCAAGTTATCTGCCGTGATTGCCACTACTGCGCCTTTGGGGTGCTGGCCGATATCGCCATAACAAGATAAGAAGTTCCACCCCATCCACGCTAGACAGGCAGATTTACCAGGACCAGCGCAGGCGCGTAGTGCTATGCGCGTTTTATCTTCATCCCCTGACGCAAACGCTTGCAATGCAATCGCTTGCCACTTATCAGGCTCTACGCCAAAATTATCCCGCACGAACTGTACGGGATTCTCGCGCCACATTTTTATTTTAGCTTGGGCCGGGGTCATTGGGATTAACTGCGGGCAGGTACGACAAAGCCATTAAAAAATATGTCTATCTCGGTTACTGCCGCTATGGACTGGTGAGCCGCGCACAAGGGAATGGCTAGGCCCTTGGTTTTACCACACTCAACCGCAGAACATTGGATTATGATATCCCCATATGTTCCGTGCTCAATCCGATCAACTGCGGCGCAATATCTAGGCTTTGTGTTCGTCATCTTTCTTACCCATTGAACCCGCTATCAAATTTTCAAGGCTTAACTTGCCGGATAGTTCTACTTTGTCGGTAAGCATTTTTAAATGTCTAGCGATGGTTTCAAGAGATTTATTTTTATCCCAAAACTTTATCTTCTTGGTGCGCGATACCGTAGCAGATTTTGCGCCTTCTATGCTTGGTTTTTCTTCTTCGATCTCAATACCAGCAATAGCGCGGCGCACATCTTCGGGCATATCTTTAATATCGAGCAAGTTACCGTTAGCGTCAAAAGCCAATGAAATATCACAAGTGGCAAGCCTTGCAAGTTCAGTTAAAACACGGTCAGCAGTTATGATTGCTTTCTGCTCTTGCGCCTGTATTTCGGGCTCAATAAAACCCATAGTGTAGAGTTTTGCATACAGTTTATGCCCCAATGACCTTGCCTGTTTTCCCTTATATTTATAAGCACGAATATACGCTTGCGTTTCGTTCTTATCAATCGCCCATTCTTTTAAAAATAAGCGTTGCTTTGGGGGAAGTTTTTTCATATTGGATTTACGCCGACTTTTTAAGCCAGTATTTATCCCCCACTATCTCATAAGTTCTTGGATCTTTAAGTTTAGTGTGAACGTGTATTTTAACTATGTCAGAGACAATTGATTCCCCAAATTTAGCAATCCGTTCAGAATTGGCATCTATAGCCTTCTTATGCTTTCTTAAAACATAAGGGATAGCGACAAATACCATCCCTAAATTTACAGTGGTAGAAAGTATAATAAATGTGGTCATATCAGAATATTTAAAGGTAACTTTTTCATATCAATAAATTTTCAACGACCTCAACGTCTCTCTGCTGTTAATGCGTTCCAACACCGTGCGAAGCCGTCCAGGGGGCAGAATAGACGGCGATTTGATCTTGATAGCTAGTTCTATTTTAGGCTTACACGCAGGGCAGGCCACTAACTGTGCGGGCACATTGGGAGTAGACTTAGCCGCAACTCTTGGGATTACAAACTGAAAAAAAGTATCACCGTCTACGGCTTTCTTATCGCAACAGTCGCATACCGATATTCCATTTTTAAGCATGGCGATATTATACAGTATTTCCGTACGGGTTTCAATATCCCCTATCTGTATTCATCCCCTTCTCGTTCTCGAATGGAAGACCTCGCGAAAATAAGATAAACGCGACATTAAGAAGCCTTAACATCGGCCAATGCAAACACGATGCCACGGCAAAAAGTCCCGCCGTCCTCGGTAATCTCAAAGGTCGCGTGAGGGATAACGGTCTTGAACGTCCAAGTGTATTCGCCCTCCTTCCCAAATAGGGCCTCCATCTTGACCGCCTTGGCCTTTTCCGCTTCAAAGTAAGGGCAATCCTCGTCCTCGCATTTGTTTTCCAGCAGGCCGCTGGGT